ATGAATAAAGATGAAATTCAAAACGTACTAAATGCAGGTGCGATGTATGATTTTTTTAAATTTACACAAGTAGCTAGATTTAGATCAAATGAACATGTAATTGAAGATTTTGCAAAGGTACTTTATACTCTATCAGTCGATATATTCTATTCTGAGAATGTAAAGATGATTGTAGAATATAATACTTATGGTACAGTGTTATTCCAATATCTAAGAAGTATCTTTCCACAGAGAAATGATTTTGATGATGAGATGATAGTTAAATTTAAACATCGACATGATGCAAGGACTATTAAACCAGGAATCAAACTAAAATCTGACAATAAAGCTATCTTTTGTCAGAATTTTGCCAAGTTGTATAAGATAAATAGATTAGATTTAACTGATGAAGTAACAGTAACAGAGGCGTCTCTATTTGGAACATTACCTAATGGAAGTTATGGTGCTCAAATGGGACATGATGATGTGATTATGACATGTATTACTGCTACCGAATTTTTTAACACAACAGACTATGCAGATTTTGTAGAAGAGCTTCTGGATTTTATAGATCCAGACCTTCATGATGAGATGGAAAAGATACTATTTAAAGATAATGACCAGGCTGGAGATTTACAATATGATATTTATGACCTATTGAAATAAATTTACGAAAGCATAGGGATATATAATAAAAGAATTAAAAAATAAAAACGAACAACTATGGCATTAAGTCCCAATTTATTACAGTTCAAAAGCTCAGGCGTATATCGTCTAGAGTTTGACAAGTCACAAACCGTAAACATCCCTGCGGAGACTATTAGACTAGTAGTAGGAAGATCTAAAAAAGGTCCTTACAATACTCCAGTATTAATAGAAGATGTAGAGCAATTTATTCAAGTATTCGGTGGAATTGACAAGTCGTTAGAAAAGAAAAATATGTTTTTCCACAGATCAGCATTAGAATGCTTATCTAGAGGTCCTATCCTAGCGTTAAACTTAACTACTTCAGATGATGACGATAAAGTATCAATCTTCTCACCAGTTACAAATGCTAGTCTTGAAGGTCTTGCATCAGTACCAAATCTTCTTGATTTAGGTGGAACTCAGTTAAAAGCTAAATACAGCGATGTATTTGATACAGACAAGTTCTGGGTACCAAGTGATGAAAAATTACTTACTACCGCTGCACAAGATTCAAACCACGCTATTTCATTTGTAAATATCAAACAAGATCCTATCTCAGTTATTATTAGACAAGCTGGAGATGTAAGAGGTTTTGAAGTTACAGCAAGAGAGTGGTATGGTGAAGCAAATATTCCAGAAGGAATTGCTGCAGATGAGTACGTATCAGATTACATGGTAGATGTATTTGTATTCAAAGGTAAATTTGATTCTCAATTATTAAACAACGATCCAACTTATGGGGATTTCTTTACTGGTAAAGGTTTAATTAAAGATCAATTAGCTAAATTCGTTGGATTAAGAGAAGTGACATTATTAGCACAATACTCTGGTTCATTAATTCCAGAATTTATGGATAACGAAGGAAGACAATTATACATTGAAACTTTAATCAACCTAGAAGCTAGAAGAACAGGTTTATTCTGTGCAATCGCAGAAGATAAATTAGCTGATATTGATTTAATCGGAAACGGATTTAACGTATACCAAGATTACGAAGTACTTTCACATAGAGTAGAACAAGTTGTAACACCATTAGCTGCAGATTTTACTGCATTTGGCGGTAAAGTACAAGTTGATGGTCAAACAATGACTATTCACGCTACAAATTTAGCAGTAGGTTCTACATTTGATGAAAATACATTAGCTAACTTACCAAACAAAATTGTTGCTGGTAAATTCTTAAAAGCACAACAAGCTGACGAATTTGTAAGAATTACAAACGTAGCAGTACACCCATCTCTTGCAGATGCAGTATTAATTACAGCAGACGGAGATATTTCTGAACAAATCGGAGTTTACGAAGAATATTCTGATTCTCTTATCGGTGCAGAATGGACTAATGATGTTAACTATAGAATTGATAGTAACGGAAACTTAGTATTTGAAACAGCTCCAACGGTTACAGAAGGTGATGCATTTTTATCTGCAAGTGCAAATGGTGCACTATCTTTCTTAGAATCAGAAAATACTGGTATTTATATCGGAATCGGTCAGATTAACAGTACTTACAACGATTCAGAAGCTGGTGGATTTGGCGCAGATTCTTACTTAGTACCACCAAATGGTGGAAACTTAGGATTCTCTGCATCGTTAGTAACTAACGGAGGAGTACTTCCTGCAGGTACAAAGTTCTTAGCTAAAAAATCAGCGGTGAGTGATTCATTCGCAATAAACAATATTGAATTAAACGCTAGAGCAGTTGCATTTGAAAGCGGATGGACGTTCGAAGATCAAGGTGCTGGACAATTCAAATTCTATAAAGATAACGTAGTAACAGATACATTTACAAAAGATGCTAACGGAGACGTAGTTATCAAAGTAGGTATGTATGTACCAGGTGATTCTGGTTTATCTAGAATTAAGAAGATTGTTAAATCAACTTCTGGTATAACTACTATTTATACATTTGAGTCACATAAGCCTGTATCTAACAATCCATTATATGCATTAAGAAGATTTGAAGATGCTGCAGGTGTTTACAAAATGTTCCCACTTGATGGAGCTTCACAATCAGACAAGAAAATTGGAGGTGATGAAGGTCTTTTATCAGCAATCAAGCCAGGTACTGGTTTAGGTAATGCATTAGTAGATAAAGACAATATCACATTCAGATATGTTGTTGATACATTCGGTTCATTAGAAAATAGTGGTATCTTAAATAAGGAAGAATTATCATTCTTATGTAAAGAAAGACAAAATGCTTCTGCAATTCTTAACGCACCAATGGTGAAAGAATTAAAAGCATCAACTAACCCATCATTCTTAAATGAATTTACTGGAGCTTTAGATATTAATAACGTAGCAACAGGTGGTAACTTAAACTTAAACCCAAGTGCTTTATATACTTTACCTTCAATTAACGAAGGAGCAACGTATGCATTCTACTACGGTCCAGGTTTAAATGTTATTGAAAACGGCAGAACTAAGGTGGTTCCACCAGCTGCTTATGTTTCTAATAACTATATCGATAAATTCTCTGATGCTCTGCCATGGTCAATCATCGCAGGACCAAGAAGAGGTGTTGTTGGTGGAACTGGAGTACAGTCATTAGAATTTGCGTTCGATAAGAACGATAGAGATGTACTTGAACCATTTGGTTACAACCCAATCGTATTCGAAAGAGGCGTAGGTTTAACAATCAAAGGAAACAAGACTGCACAACAAGGAATTCAGTCAGCTCTTTCTTCAGCTCACGTAAGAGAGGTATTAATTTACATTGAAGATGGACTAGCAGAAATCCTTAAGAACTACCTATTTGAGTTCAATACTGCTCAAACTAGATTAGAAATTAAAACTTTAGCAGATGGCTTCATGGAGTCAGTTAAGAAAGACGGTGGTGTATACGATTACAGAAACATCATGGACACGACTAACAACACTAACGAGGTTATCGATAACAACATGGGTATCTTAGATACGTTCGTTGAACCAGTTAAAGGATTAGAGATTCTAGTATCGAGAGTAACTGTACTTAATACAGGTGAAATTGCATCAGGAAACTTTGCGTAAAAAACGAGAATATATAAACTAAATAAAGAAAATAAACGATATGGCTTTACCACATTATTCAGAAGACCAAACTAGTAGAAAAGGTAAGAACTTTGAACCAGTACAGGCTAACCTATTCGAGGTAACTATTTTACCACCGGATGGCGTGTCAGGACAGGCATTATTCTTACAACACATTAATTCAATTGGTGGTTTGGAAACACTTCATAGAGAGGTAGCAGCTATCGAGCAAAAGTATAAGTTCTCAACAAGATCTTACGCTGGAATGCCTGATGGAACTGCTGTTGACGTAACTGTTAACTTCTCATTAAACTTAAACGACTCAAACGAGGCTTATATTTACAAGTCTATGAGAGAATGGTACAGAAAACAATACAACCCTGAGACTGGAGAATTAGGTCTTAAGAAGAACTATGTTGGTACAATTGTTATCGTACAGTTTAACAGAGAAGGAGATATTTATAGAAAAGTAACTCTTGACGATTGTTTCATTACTTCCGGCCTTGGATTTACAGGTGAATTAAACTATGAAACTGCAGATGCAGCTACATTAGAAGTTACCTGGAGAGCAGATGTTTGGAATGAAGAACTAAATTAATAATTTAATTTAATTAACAAAAAAGAAGGTGTTTATGCGCCTTCTTTTTTTAACCAAAGAAAATATAATATATTATTCTAATAATAACAGATTATGAGTGACAAACTAACAAAAAAACTTCAGGTACTTTTAACTGAAGCGGAAGTCCGCGAAGTCAACCGCGTCATTTTAAATGAGGCCCTTGAACAAGAGGAACGTCCAATATCTGTTAGCGCTTTTATTAGAAATTTGATACAAGATGAATTATCTAAAAGAAGCGTAGAACAGAAATCAATACTAAAACAAAATCTCAAAAACCTAAAAGACAAATAATATGAGTGACGAATTAAACAAAATGGATAAAGAGCGCGAAGAGGCAGCAGCCAGAGCTCTTGACGCAAAAGACGGTGTTAATGCTAACAACACATCTGATGGTACAGAAAAAGCTGATGCTATGACAGCAGCAGTAGATAAATCTGGCCTAGGTAGAGTTAATATGGACAAATTTGGTCCAGAAATAGCTAGACCAACGGATGAAGTATTAGGATGGCATGTTTTAGATTTAATGGACTTACCATCTCAAGGTAAATTTTACCCAGAGAATTGTGTAATCAAAATTAGATCTGCTAAAGCTGCTGAAATTAGACATTTCTCTACTATGGATGAAAATAACTACATCGATATGGAAGATAAATTAAACTCTATCGTAGAATCTTGCGCACAGGTGTTGTCAGGTAAGTCTACAATGTCTTACAAAGATATACTTGAAGAAGATAGAATTATTCTATTGCTTTCTATTAGAGATCTTACATTCCCAGAACCAGAGAATAAGTTAATACTTAAAGGTAAAACTGAGAAGACTAAGAAGTCTGTAGATATTGAATTATCAGTAAGAAATTTAGTAGCTTCAGTTATTGACGAAGAAATCGAAAGATACTACTCTGCAAAAGAGAGAACTTACGTAATTAAAACTAGATCTGCTGGAACTATAAGAATGAAACCACCAACAATTGGTGTTATGCAAGAAGTAACTGCATATCTTAAAGATAGACAGGAAAAAGATCAAGATTTTGATAGAGCTTTCCTTCAAGTATTGCCTTATATGCAAGCTGACTGGAGAGGTCTTAACCTAAATAAGATTTTCCAAATGGAAATGGAATATAAAGGTTGGGATGAGAAAAAGTTTATGCTAGTTTATAGATTAGCTGAAAGAATGAAAATCGGTGTACAAACCGAATTAGAAACTACCTTCGATGGAGAGACGGCAAAAGCCCCTCTTGACTTCCCAGGTGGCATCAAAAGTCTTTTCATTATTTCAGATCTCGCTGGAGAATTACTTTAAGACTAAGTTCTACCTGGGCATACATCTTAGGATGCAACCGTCAGAGATCGAAAACATGTACTACTATGAGTATTACTATTACGTAAAGAATCTGTCGGAGTACATCAAAGCTAAGAATAAACAACAAACGGAGCAACAAGAACAACAGGACAAATCAATGGGATCGTATAGATCTCAAATGAGTAGCCCTAAGATGCCAAAAGCTCCATCTCTAAAAACTCCATCTATTAAGATGCCGAGATTGTAGAGATATATAATATAGTTGCAAGAGCACCACGTAAGTGGTGTTCTTGTATACTACAAAAAATTCTACTGAGGTAATAATTTAATGGCTAAAACATTCATGCAAAGTTTGGGTAGTGCCTTCGATAAATTAGGTGGTCAAGGTGCTCAGCTAAAACTAATTGAGGAACACACTAGAGAGACTAAAGAATCTGTCGCTATTGGAGGCGATCTATATTCTCGTATAGATGAGTTAACCACTGCAATTACCGATATTCAATCAGGTAAATCTCGTGGAGGTTTTACAGATATACAACAGGCTTTAGCG